CAGAGTTTGACCAATTAATAATTCCACCTGCTGTATTGTTAGCGTTCATAACAAATGGCAGATTAATTTCTGCTTGAGCTGTACTTGATGTAGATGGAAAACTAAAATCAAAAGATACAGTAACTAAATTTCCAACTTTTACATACCAGTTGTCATTATTTGTTGTGAACGACAATCCAGCTCCACTTGCATCTGTTGGAGTCCACTCACCTTCTTCATAATCATTTAATAAATTAGCAGATGCTGTACCACCAAGATAGATACCATTGTTTGCAACAGCACCATCTGTAAGAATGTTACCAGATGCTGCAGGTAAGGTTAAGGTATTCGTTCCAGCAACGGGCAGCGCTGATATGGTTAGCTCACCCGAGGTGTCGCCTTGTAGTTTAATTGATGCCATTAGTCTGCTTCCTCTGGTTGGTTACCCTTTGCTATCCATTCTAGGTATTCCTGGTAGTCTGTGTTAGCTGGGTCTAGTGGAATCTGTGCTTTATCATCTAACCTTATAACGGATTCTTGCTCATTTGTAATAGTGTTTAGTGGTGTAAGTTTATACATAGTTTATAGCTCCGATGCTGCTGTGAAGTGAAAGTAATAGCCATTTGCACTAGAAGGAATATTAATATATGCTGCCCCATGTTCACCTATATGTGAGAATGTTGTTGCCACACTTGCTGCATCAGAAACCCTATATGAGTTTCCTACAGCCCCTGTCACTCCATTATAAATAGCCATTGTAGGAGCTGCTCTTTTAGTTACTTTAAATGTTACTCCAGGTGCTTGAGTTGGAGCAAGAGAAGAACTAACAGTAGCTGCTGCTCCAGCAATTTGACCTGTTCCTGGAACAGTGCTTTGGTTATAACTCTTTTCATAATACCTCTGACACAATTGTAACTGTGTTGTATATTGTAGGTTCTCAAAGTCTGTAGCTGTAGTGCCTACTTCTAGTTGTACGCCTGTTACTAGCCATGTAGCTCCTGATGTGCCTACTACAGATGTTGCACCAGTAGCACTACCAAGCCCTGCTGTAGTTGTCCATGCACCTGCTGTATCAGAATAAGTAGTTCCCATACCTAAACTAAACCATACATCTATACCTGTTCCGTTGGTAGTTAACCAAGTTCCACTGGTTGGTCCAGTTATAGTAACTGATTTCTTTTCCCATGTATCCGCAGAAGATATGGTATAAGTATATGGATAGTTGTAATTAAATGCACTGTTTCTTAATGCTCCACCAAATGTTCCAGTTAGAGAAGACTTAACCCAAAAAGACAAAGTAATAGTTTGAGCATCTGCTGTTCCCCAATTTAAATCAGCTATATTATTACCTTCTATTTTTTGGGTAACAAAGAAATAATCAGTAGCTAGTATAGAGTAAGCAGTTGATGATGTATATTTTAAAGCCGAAGTAAATTTTGTAGGAACATCAGCGGTTTGTACTGTTGCAGAACCTTTAGATGCTTGAGAAGAACCTATACTAAATCTATCTACTAAAAATCCATTTTCTAATGCACCACTTCCTCTTTGGTCAATAGCCATATTACCATTGATGATTCTGTTCTTTGTGCCTGCGTAAGTGGGTATACCACTGACACCAGAACTACTTACAGTCATCTTAGTAGTACCGCCAGACTGGAACTGTATCTCACCCGATGTATCAGAAGTTAGCTTTAGTCCGTCACTTGTATCTGCATTAATTATTGTAGCCATTATACGATCACCCAATTAGCTCCGCTTGGCACTGTTACTGTAATACCATCGGCAACAGTAATTGGGCTTGCAGAGATCCCATTATAATTAGCAGGGAACGTAAGGTTAGTTCCTACTGTGTTTGCATTTAAAAGAACACCGTTAGATGCACCCAGTTGTGGGGCTATACCAGTGTTAGTTGAATCTTGAATAACGGCTTTCTCAGCAGGATATGTACAGAACACATCACTTGTTCCAGCCAAAGTAATTGCTGAACCACCATTGCTAGATTCTAATATTGTGTTGCGAGATAAAGTTGTACCTGATGCGGTGTAAGTTCCTAGACCTACCTCCCAATCATTTCCACTAACTACTGCGTAGTAGGTTGTATTACCATCGCCAATAGCATTGAATGACTGGAAGCCATCTGCTACTGTGCCTAAAGTAATAGTACCCGTACCAGTAGTTGTGGTAGATACCTTTATCCTATCCTTTACGATAAGAGCCATGTGTTATTCCTTATGCTAATGTTACTGATAAATTGCCTATAGCAATCTTAAAGATGTCGCCTGTGTCAATAGTCTTAGCTGCATCCAGAGCTGTGTGATACATTAAGTTACCACCAGTAGCAGCATCATTAATACCAATCCAACCAACTGTTCCCCATACCGCAGTAGCAGCAGGAAATTCTACAACTGCATCGTTAAGAACATTGCCTGTTGTGCCTACAGCTGTAGCAAAAGATACCGCAGTTCTAGCATATGAGCCGCCAATCACTTCTGCACCTGAACCGTCATCGTTAGGGTTGGTTGTCCATAGTGATACATAGACAGTAGTTGGAGCAGTGTACGTTGTACCGTTCAATGTTCCGTTAAGTAAAGCATTTTCTAAATAATTTGACATTTCAGCCATGATTTGTTCCTCGTGTAGTTAAGTTAAATATTATTACTGATAAGAGTTAGTTATAGACATAGGTTGAGCTGGAAATTCTGAATCATCATCGCTCTTCCTAGTAGAAGTTAACGCTCTGTCATACATGGCTGCCCATGTCTGTAGTCGTTCATCATTCATAAGATAAGGTTCTGCCTCACCAAGTGATGCGTATAGCAACAAATCTGGTGTGTTAGCTAACCATATATTAGAAGGATTAGTGCTGCTTAAATAATCTGGCTTATAGTAGTAAACCATTTGCAGTGTATAGTTTGAGTCAGGTTGTGGAGCAAATTGAAACTCTGATCCTAACAAAGTATAAAAATTAGGTTGACCTACAGATGATGTAGCTGAGTTTCTAAAGAAATTGCTAGTAGTTAAAAACTTTAATGTCTTTACTGGGTTACCTTGTATATGCAAATCTTTCATAGCCATAAAATCTTGTGGTATTTCTACGGTAGAGTCTGTCATAGTCGTAGTAGATACTTTAATCATCTGCCTAATGCGTAGGTCTTTACGCAATCTATCCTCTGCTAATCTAATAAACTCAGGTATCTGGTCTGTTAGATCAGTACGTGCTAAGTAATCAGCTATCGTAGACTGTAGTGTTGTGTAGTCGGTAAAGAATGCCATTATACTGTGCCTTGTTTAGTTCTAAAGAACCTGTTGTCAGGATTGTTCAACCATGCTTTAAATCGTTTAGGATCTACTACGTGGAAACCACGCATAATCTTCTGTTTGTTTAGTTCGTCTATTACCGTAAAAGGTATAGAAGCTATCTTGTTAGAGAACACGTCACCGTCACCCCATGTCGTGGATGATGCGTTGTACTCTCTTTTATTCTGTTCAATGATCTCAGTTATGTCTTGCTCTGTAGCAATAACAATACCGTCATCTGTGTTGTGTGCTACCGATTGCCTTTTTTTTTTGTTTTATCTGTGCCTAATATTTTTGCCATAATGTCCTCGTAAGGAGATGCCCTCCGAAGAGGGCTATCCTTTACTTACTCTAGATAGATAAGTCTGAAACGATTGCGTGTGCTGCTTCGTTCTTAACTTCTAATGTGTATTCAACTAAAAGCTGAGTCTTCTCAG